TATAGTTGGTGATGGTAGCACAACAGTAACTATCAATACAATAGGCGCACATGGTTTATCAGTTGGAGATTGGATAAGTATTGACGGAACAGGAGTTACTAATTTAGATGGAGTTTTTCAATTACCTAGTCAAACAGTTGGGACTAGTTCATTTACAATAACAACTCAAAGTGCTGTTGCTTCTGCTACAACTACTGCTGGAACATTAAAGGATGTAACTATAAGAACTTCATTAAATTTTACAGAGTTTGAATTTGACCAAAGTGATTGCTTTTTAGGTTCTAATGGTAATGATACTTTAGAAACAAGAAGGGCTTCACAGTTTATGGGAGAGATACATGAGTTTTCTATTACTAAAGATGTTAAAACTACTTTTCAAAGTTTAGATACTTTGCTTCCTAATTTCAGAAATACATTACTTTATTTTAGATTTGAAGGTGAGGATTCATGAAAATAAACAGTTTTGCTAATACCAATGTTTTTGCTATGCGTAAAGGTCAAACAGAACAAGCATTAGGCACAACTACAACTGATACAGATATAACACAAACTGATTCTGCTCATGCTCAATATTATCCAACTAAAAATTTCTTAACAAAATCTTTGTATAAAGTTCCTGTAAATCCTTTATTGTTAAGAGGAAATATTAGTGAAGACTTTGCTGACTTTACTGTTTCTGGTGGCTTTTATGATACAGGTGTTTTAGTCAATGGGGCTATTAGTGCTGATACTACTAAAACTATAATAGTAGATACAGTTGATGCTACTACTAGGTTTAAAGTAGGAGATTTCGTTTATGATGATAGCCAAGCATTAGTAGGTACAATTAAATCTTTAACTGCAACCGTTATAACTTTAGAAGAAAATAATATTGTTGCTTTAGCAAATAACGAAGAACTTAAAGTTATATATCAAACAATTAACAGTTATGAAATTCATAAAGCAGATAATGATGTGTTAACTCACGCTACTGCTGGTATTAATCAGGCTCATCAGGTTAAAGCGACTTTTACTCTAAATAGTAACACTACTGCAAATAGCGGAGACACTACTGGTGTATTTGCTGGAATGTCTGTAACTGGTACTAATATACCTGATGGAACAACTGTTACTTCGGTAACTAATACGACTACTTTTGTTTTATCTGCTAGTGCAACTGGAAGTGGGTCAACCGAACTCACATTTACTAAACAAACATATAACGCTGTTAATAGGATATATCCTAATAACAATACAGGAATAACATCTGTTAATGAATACCTATCTAACTTAGAAACTACTAGAGGTAATGCAATTAAAACCTATGATGTAGATAGAGATAGCGGTCAAAGATTTATTACAGATGGTGGCACTTTAGACGGGGCGGTAACTTCTACTGCTACAACTATAACTTTACAAGGAGGCACTAACCCAACTGCGGGGCAAGTATTAATAGTTGATAATGAACATATGTTAGTTACTGCTTTTAATTCTATTACTTTGGTAGCGAATGTTGTAAGGGGTTTTGAAGGAACAGATATACCTGACTCTAGTTATGCTGATGAAACTCCTGTATTTATTAAAGATAATATAGACCACTTATGGGTTTTAGTTTTTGCAGATGACCCTAATACTCACCATTTTGCTAAAATAACTAACTTATTAGAAAATGAAGTTTTAGGTGATGGGATACAATTTGAACCTGCTATAAAAGGAGATATACCTAAAGACACTAAATACGCTATCTTTTCTTCTTTAGATTCTAATTTACCCAAAATTGATTCTGATAATCAAACTTTAGTGGCATGCGCTTATGGGTTACAAGGAACTCAAGATAATACTAGACATCATGCTAACACTCATGTTTCACGTCCTTTCTTTTACTTTCTAAATAATAAAGATAGATTAGAACACTCAACACGATATGTATTAAGGACAACTTATTCTACAGGCATTTCTAATCATTATGCTTACAGTGTTTTTGTTACTGCTCCTGAATATGGAACTGACGTTATAGATTATGGTCCCTTTACAATGGAAGCAACCGTTGTAGATATGTTGTATAAAGCAGATGACCCAACTGCTGTAGATACTTTGATTTATACTAGTGATTTTTTATCATTAACTAATGGCTCTCCCGATACAGTTTTTCTTGATGGTGGAGGTAGTAATGATGTTAGTTTTGATAATTCTATTACAGATTTAGACGGTTCTACTACTAATTGGGGATTACAAGGTATCTTAAAAGATTCAAGATTTAGATTAACAGGAGCGCAAACTGGTATTTACATTGTAGAAGGTAATAATTCAACGGCCACAACTTTAACAATGAGTGCAGATGATTTTAGTGGGGCTTCTACTTCTACCAATTTGGCTTTATTTTTTACTGGACACGCTGTAGATTTAGACCACAATAAGATGTATTGTGTTTTTAGTCCGTCCCATTACGGTTCAACTTCAGGTGGATTCTTTAAAATGAAAGATGCCTTTAGGATGGCACATAGACCTAAAGATGATGACGGTTATTATTATGGTCACGCAATAGGACAGACTAGATATATGCATTATACTAAATCACCATTAACTAATTGCATAATGCCCAATATCATAAATATAGATTTATTTGAATCTGTAACTACTAGTGGTGGATATGTAGATATTACTCTAATAGATATACAAAAAATACTTGCTAAAAAGTTTAAAGAAGGAGATAAAATATCTATTCATAGGACAATTAAGGATGAAGAATTTGATGTATCTAGGGACTTTCCAATAGGAACTTTTGACTATAACGGTGGGGCAACTATTGATATTATAAATTTAGAAAATAATCAAGATTTAAGATTCGTGTTAGAAAGTTCTATTCCTAAAACTAATACAGATACTACTAGTCGTTTAGACCCATTATTTGAGTCTTTTACTGTTAATGTAGACGATGTTCTATATCATATTGTTCCAGATAAAATAAGTAATGTTAGTTCTGATTCTCAAGAATTTGCAGTTAGACTATGGAGAAAAGAAACTGATACTGAATATAACACTACGACCCTAGTTGCTGGTTCTGTTCCTAATTTTAACACAGATGGTTTTAGAAGAAAATACTCCTTTTTAGCAGATAACTTATTAACTAATTTAGATATTGATACTGATATATCTAATTATGACTTAGATTATGATGGGGCTTCTGCTCAACCAACAAATAGAAATGTTACTAATTTTAAAAATTTATTTGAAACTGCTGGAGCGTCTTTAAAATTTGGAGAAACCGCTTTAGAGAAAGTAAACTTTAGTAGAATAAATGATATTAATTTAGTGTTTAAAGGTAGTAATATTTCAGGACATAGAATTAAAGTAGAATACGGAGATAAAAATAATAACTTTGTTAAATTAAAAACCCATTTAAAAGATGAAAGATTTTTAGAACTATATAATAAAACAGATTATCTTCCTTATGCAGACGGATTATCTAATGTATCTTTATATGGTTATCCAATAAATAGTGGTGATGACCCAGAAGGAACGGGAGTAAGATTTAGATATGATTTAGCACGTTCACCTTCCAGTTCGGCTTCTTCGCATGTAAGGGGAGTAACATCTTACATAGATTATTTTAGAGGTAATTTAGATATAGAGCGTAAGGTTTTTACTGGTACTATAGAAAGTGTAGAGCAACTAATAGAGGATGGGGCGTTTAAACTAAAAATAAGAGGGAGAGATTCTAGTTCTAAATTATTAGGGCCAATAGTAAATAAAAACTTTAAATTTACAGAAGATATAGTTTATTCAACGATTGGGCCAATAGAAAGGATGGCTCTTTATGGGCAAGTTAGTCATACTGATAGTAATGGAGTTTATGAGGTAGGGGCAACTCAAATTGTATTAGTTAAAGATAGTAATGCTTTAATTGATGCGGCTGTAGGGGATTTATTATTCACTTCTTTAGGAACCTATATTGGTAGAATTTTCAATGTACCTTCAAGTAATACTTATGACTTAGAAGAAGGAATACCAACTAGATTAAAAGAAAATGAAGCCGTTATGATTAGTAGTCAATTTTCAGGATTGCTAGAGGATGTTATACCAAGTTTCTTAGTTGATACTAATGCTACTACTAGTCAAATAGCAAAACAAAATATAAGAGGAAATATAGTTAGTTTTGCTAAAGCCATGAGTGCAAACCCTTATTCGACTATAAGAGTTAATTCTTTAAGTGGTACAGGTAATAAAGGTATAATTTTTAATGGTGGAAATGCTCTCACTAATAGCGCTAAAAATGCCCCAGTCTTAGAAGGTAATAGTTTAATAGGTTCTTCTAGTAGTCCTCATCCTTTAGCAAAAGGATATAATATACACGCTCCAAATGGAGTAGATTTTGATTTGCCCTTTTATTGTCATTTAGCAGATGAGGTGACAAAGAGTAACAATATAGATTATGTAAATTTACACACTGTTAATTCATTAACTGATTATGATATTGTTAGTGTTTCTTCTAAAGAAGAAGGAACTGTTATAGAAGTTGCACCAATTTGTCCAGCGGTTTTAGGTAGAGTAGATGATAATCCTTTAGATGGAAGAGATAAAACTTTAGTTCATATTGGTCATTTCCCAGATGCTACTACATTTTTAGGTTCTGACTCTATACCGAGTGGGCATAATGGTATATTTTCTTACACTACATGGATTGAAGAATTAAAAGAGGGAGATTTTATATTCGATTCTGAGGGTAATTTATTCGGCAGAATTATAGATATTAGTGCTAGTTCTACTGGTGGAATTGCTAATGACGCTACTTGTTTCACTTTAGATAGACCTTTATTTAAGGCTGTTAATAGTGGTGAAGGTATTTACAAATATTTTTCTTCTGCTAGTCCACCAACATATCATAGTGCGGCTGATATAACATTTGATGGAGATACAACCTCTATTTCTGATTTTGGTGGAACAGCGTTTAAAACACATGTAATATCCTCTGATGAAACGGCAGGGCGAGCCTTTTTAGAAAAACTAGAGGCTGGTATGAGAATAAAAATAGAAGGTAGTTCTAATGAACATAATAATGGAGTATTTTCTATCGCTCATGTATTTACTGATAGTAATGATAAAGAAGTTATTCTTTATATGAGAAAGGCTAAATCAGGTTCTATAGCAGGTGGACCTGATGATGAATCTAAAGGGGCAACCATTAGAATAACAGTATTAACTGATTATTTTACTCAAGGGTTATATCTTCTAAATACACAAGGATTAAGTCAAGGCGGTGTATTAACTTTAGTTAATAATAACTTATCAAGTCCTAATGCAGTAGATAATATATGTAAACCTATTAAATGGAATGGTGGAATATATCATTATTTTACTAATAATACAGTTAATGGTGTTAGCCATAATGCCACTGGACATGCAATATATTCAGATTACATATACAGATATGGTAATACTAAATGGAGATATTTTGGTTTACAAAAAGGTTTAGCATTATCTTACATAAATAGAAGAAAAAGAGATGGACAAATTAAGGGAGCATATACATCTGAAAAGGGAAGAATAAACGGTTATGCTACCGCTTATAGAATTGAAGATGCTAAATACGGAACTGATAAAGTTATTAAATATCCATATGGTTATCATAATAATGATTTTGCTTTTAATAGTGAATATTTTAACGAAGCAAGTAATAGTAATGTAAACTTATTTGATTCTACAAATAAAATTAGAGAACATCCATATTTCTTAGAATATCTTTCACCCGAATCAAGAGATTTTAGACCAGTAACAGGTAGTAACTTTGCCGACTTTAGTAAACATGGAACTACTATCGCTACTCCAGAACATTCTGATTATAACACTTTATTGTATCCTAGATTTATGCCTAGAATTCATGATAACCATAGAGGGGGTGATTGGCAAGAAGATACAGAGGGGCCAGTTGATAGTATAGATACTTCTTTAATTTATCAAAAGTTTACTGCGGCTGGCGGGGCTTCTAATGCTCATGATTATGATATAGAATGGGATGGTGCTGATGATGATGCGGCCTTTATTGACCCTGCCGCTAGTGATAGTGCAAACTTTACAACTAGATTGGCTAATAGATGGGTTAAGTTAGGTGGATGGCCTGATAAAAACAGCAATAGAACATTCAAGTTAGGAAGTTTATCTAGTAGTAAATATACAATGGAAGTAGCACAGATGCCTTTTACTCAGATAGGAGTTGAAACATTAGATACTAAAACTGGAGTGGGGGGTTCAGCAGATACTACTACTGGTTTTGAACATATTACAGTTCTATATGAACCGTTTATTGGACCTAAGTTTGACGGTATTACTAGAGCAAAAGACCATTGGGAATTACCTGACCCTAAAACATTAAGATTGTCTATATTCTCTCCATCCGATATGTATCCCGATTCTATGGCTAGAAAACATCACATTGGTTATTCTGGTACAGTTGATAGTACGGCTATTGCTAGGAAGTTTACAGATTATAATATATTCTTAAAAGGTAAAAGTGCTACAAAATCTAGTTCTGTTTTACATGAATACTATGAAGGTAGTTTACCTGATGAACAAGAAGTAGATGACCAATACGAAAACTTACCGATTAGTGAAGCATCTATTCTTCCATCCGAAATGAAAAGATTTGGTTTGATGCGTTTAATAGATTGCACTTATGATTGGCATTTCAATCTAATAGACCCTGAGAGATTACCAAGTGATATGTCTAAACTTAATACTCCTAATTTTGAATATACAAGGTATCAACCTCTAAAGGCTCTTAATCTACTTATAACCGCTTATGATGGAAATGATACTTTAACTGTAAGTGCCGCACCTAGCGGGTTATTAGAAATAGGCGACCAAATATTTACAGATAAAGGATATTATCTTGGTAAGGTTTTTGCTATGAATGATAGTGGTAGTAGTAGCACTATAGATATAGTTGGAACTGTTGCTAGGCATCCTATTTTAAAATCAGATGGAACTGGAAATAAATATTATGGGTATGTATATGTTTGCGGAGATGGAGCAGTTAGTTTAGCAAATCAAGA